CACTTGATTCAATCAAAGGGAAGGCAATGCCAAGTTCACATTGCACTTTGAATAGATCAACGACATGACGCCCACCTGTGATCATTGGGAATAATACACCTTTGAGTGTAATTTCATCGTTGCCTTTGCCCATGAATTGTAAGCTGTTACTTTTGCCCACGCGGTTGTTTTCAGCATATTTAAAAGTAGTGGTTTTCTCATACTCTTCATGTGGCATGGTTTTGACTGAAAAGGGGAACAAGCCCCACATCATTGAAATATTCATCAGTGAGCATCCTTTAATTCAGCATTAATCTTATGCTGTTTAAGTGTATCAGCCACTCTATCGCCTACAGCTTTTGGATCACCTGCACCATTAATAATGATCGTGTTGGTTTGGTGAATAGTTTGATTGGATTGTGTTGTTGGTGGTTGTGGTAATCTAGGACCAGATGGAACAGGAATATCCATCGGTTGAAATGGTTGATTTACGCCCATCGCTAATAGTTGCGTTGCTTCAGGTAAATTATTAAATTCACTGAATGTTAATCCTGTTTTGCCAAGAATATCCATGCGGTCATACATGTCAGTATTAGTTTTACCAACGATATTGTCATAAATACTCACAATGCCATTTAAGCCATTCATAATTAGTTCAATAGCACTTGAGAACCAATCAATGATTGGTGCGCCTACTTCTTTGAAGTCATTCCAAAAACGTTGGGCATTCATTGAGAGATCATCCCAATGACCTGATAAACGTAAAATTGTGCCATCCCAATTAGTAAGCAGATCATAGACTAATTTAAGCCCAGCGATAGATGTTGATGTTCCTGCTGACATCACATCCCAAACCAATTTTAATGCACCACCAATGCCAGGTATTTTTGCAAGTAAATTACCAACATCTTTTTGCATGATGCCAGCACCTTCTTGCCAGAACCAAACGAGCGTATCCCAATTTTTATACACGGCATAAATAGCAAAACCTAATGCAGCTAAAAACCAAAATACAGGATTTGTGAGCATAGCCATACCCATAGCTTTGATGCCTGTCGCCATTGTCATAAATAGTGTTGCTGATTTAGCAAATGCAGCACTAGCCAATAACACTTTGAATTTCATTGCAAATGCTACGATTAAAGCAAGACCTGAACCAATGGCTGTTAGGGATGCAATCCATCTAAAAGTTGGGGAGCTATTCCAAAGTTCCATGATCGCATCAAAATTATCATACAGCTGCATGCCCAAAAATACGGCAAGGGTTAGGGCAGTGATGATGGGATGTCCCACAAAAGCAAACTTCAATAAACCTGCTGCCATGGTAATACCACCAATTGCTGCGGTTAATGCGATAGCACTGCCAGTGATTTTGGATAAATTGCTGATTAATTCTGGATTCTTGGCTGTAAAATCATTGATTTGACGCATGATATCAGTTAAAGACTGTGTGATATTGCGTAAGCCTGCATTATTAGTGAAAAAGACAGAAATTCTAAATTCTTCCCATGCTGAATTTAGGTCTTTTATGTCACCTTTTAGATTATCTGCCATAACTGATGCAGCAACCTGAAGTTCATTTCTACTATATGCTGATGAAATATCATCAAATAAAGTACCATAGTTCTTATAAAAGTCACTTTCAACAAAAGTTGCCATTGCTGATGATGCTTCAATACCAGAAATAGCTGAAAGTAAACGCATTTTATCTGCGTTGCCAAGATTTTGGGTTTTGATAAACATTTCTTGAAAAATATCTGCTATTTTTCTTAAATTACCTTTGTCATCAGTAACTTTTATCTTTAATTCATCTAAGGCTTTTCTTGCGCCTGATGGTGGTGCAGCTAAACGTAATTGGATTTTACGCATCGAAGTACCTGCTTGATCTGCTTGTATCCCTACATTACCAAGTAAGCCAACCATTGCTAATGATTCATCAATAGACATTCCCAAGGATTTTGCAGAAGGTGCCATATATTTCATACTCTGCCCAAGCATTTCCATATCTACATTCGTTCGTGTAAATGCTGCGGATAATGAGTTGGCTACTTTTTCAGAATCTGATGCGGTTAAACCAAATGCTGTAAGAATATTAGAGTTAATATCAGCAGCTCTGTCAATTTCTAAACGACCAGCACGAGCAAGGTTTAGTGTACTTTCCATGGCTTGTATAATTTCTGTTGGTTTAAAACCTGCTTGTGCATAGAAAGCTTGACCGCCAGCAACTTGGGTAGCGCTTGCCCATGTTGTTTTACCTAAATCTCGCGCATTCTGGTTAAGTGCTTTCATTAAAGCATCATCTTTTTTTAAAAGAGTTAATGCTTGCACTCTGCTCATTGTCTCTTCAAAGTCAGCACCAACATTTAAAAATCTTGTTACACCATAACCTGCTCCCATAGCAGTCATGACTTTCATTGAACCATTCATCATCATCTGTTTGCCAGAACTGCGTGCATCACGTGTTCTAGCCCACAGTTTGATTTGTCGTTCTTGTCGAGCAATAGCTGCCGTTGTTAGGTCCATTTCTTTGCGAGTGCGTTGCATTTGTTCAAATTGGGCACGGTTGGCAGGCGCATTGTTTAATGTGCGTTGTAATTCTAATAAGCGTTTACGTTGAGCAGCGGCAGCTCTGCTAGTGTCATTGATTGCACCTTGTAAATTTCTGAGTGGCTTGGTTGCTTTATCTAAAGCCTCCAAACGTAACATTAATTTTAAATCTGCCATTATTGCTACTCCATACGTTCGCGTTCTTTATCATTGTGTTCTTTGGCACTTTCTAACCAAATGAGAAACTCTGATAAGCTCATCTCATTCATTTCACGCATAGAAATGAATGAGAATGTTAAGCCCAAGCCCTTCATCATCTCTTCACGATAAATCGGTGTAGGGAAGGGATCAGGGATTTTTAGCTCTGAATCTCTTCGCTTGATTCGCTCGCCGTTTCTGTAAAAAAACCTGCCACCGCAATGGAAATTTTGCCCAAGTCCGCAGCAGATAAACGATTGAGCATCGTATCTGTCAAAGTTGGCGTTGAAATTCGTGGCAACAATACAGATAATGTAGAGCCTTGACCCAATTGCAATAAGTTGATTGGTACATCACGCAATGCCAAAAGGTTGGGTTCACGCAATTCAATGCTTGTGATTTCTGTTTCGTTGACTTTCAACGGACGTTTTAATGTAACTGTTACATTTGCCATAATATTTTCCTTATTTACGTGCTAAATTATTTCTGCGTTGTTCAAGTACATCTATGCCGTTGATTCTGCGAACCATACCCATGATGTCCTCATAGTAGATTTCTACACCATTGAGTTTGTATTCAATGCGAGCAGGTGCGAATTTCACTGAGTTTTCACCCAATTCACCTGTGCTAGATTCACCTGGATCTGCTTCTTCCAATTGACCCCAAAATGTGGCTTCAAACGCTGACTCATTACAGGAATCACCATCTTTCAAAGAACCATAGATTTTGATGATCTGATCATCTGGCGTGCATGAATTAGATGTTAGCAAACCTAAATCTAAGCCTTTGGTTGTGAATTCTGCTGACCAATCTTCAGATTCACCCACTTTGACTTTTAAGCCACGAGTGAAGCCACCTGCCTTGAGCACTTCTAAAATTGGGCTATTTTTTGGTAATTTGAATTTTTCACATTTACCCGCATAATCTTCACCATTAAAAACAACGTCAAAGCCCATTAAAATTTTTGGTAATACAATGCCACTCACATTAACCTCCTAAAACGCTTTTCACGTATTCTTCTGTGATCATCACTTCAACTTCTGGTGATTCAACAGGTGGTGTTGGTGTGAACTTCACTGACCAAGCTGGCTTACCACTCATTAAATCATCCACGCTATTTTTTTCAGGGTTCAAGAAAATACGACCACCCAAAATTTTATTGGCCAACGTCAATGCTTCAAAATAGCTAACGCCACGAGCCTCAAAATCTTTCAATAACTTTCTTGTCATTGGCTTATCTTGCGTCATGTTTTTGAGCAAATTTGCACAGTCAAACGTCACAACTTGTGATGAACGAGTGAATACTTCAAAGTATTTATCACTGTCTGCTGCTGCACATGTACGATTGCCCCAAACACGATAACCATCATCACGTACTAAACAAGTGATGCCTTTTTCGTTCAAAGTATTGGCTTCTGTGCCATAGCCATTGATCGGGTTATATGTCACTGGCTTTGTTAAGCCTTGCACGTTTGACAATGCATTATTTGAAATAGATTGATGCCAACCAATTTCTTGATCCAATTTTGCACGTAAGCCCGCAATTTTAGCCACTGCATAAGTTTCAGTTGGTAAGCCAATATCAGGATTAAACGTGATGACATCACCATAAACAAGCATCATTTCATCGTATGCAAACTCTTCACGATATTTGATGGCTTCAGCAATATTTTCACAATGACTTGCACTGATATAAGTGAACCCTGCAAACTTCTTGGCATGTTCAGCCAAAGCAATGGCAACGCTTTTATCAGCATCATATTTTGGAATGATGAAAATACTAGGCAATAAACCTGTATCACCTGCCAATTCCAATGCTTTTAAACCTGTACGGCTATCATCAGCATTCAAGTTACCAATCACATTTGCTGTTGTTTCTTCTGCTGTTTCACCTTCTTCCACGCGCACTACGATCACATTTGTATTCACTTCTTCTTGAATACCGCGCAACACTTCTTTGAGTGTGCCTTTCGTACCTGCTTTTTTGATCGCTTCATCTAAGTTTGTGATCAAAGTGCATTGATCCAAAGGGAAGTACTCTGCATCTGCATCGCTTGCTGTACAAATAGTTGCAATGACTGCCGTTGATTTAGAACGTAATTCAATGTAGCCATCATTGCGATTAATCGCATGTACGCCATGTAAAAATTCACTCATTTGTTTTTCTCCTTTTGTTTAGCTGCTTTGGTATCTTCCAAGTAGCCAATGCGCACCAAATGATCCACTTGTTGATCTGTTAATACTGAAGGCTTAACGAACATTCCACCACGGCGGAAATGCTGTTGGCCAACTTTGAAATCACGTAAGATTTTCATGATTACTCCTTAGTTTTAA